CCGTGACTTTCAAGTTCCACCTCAAATTGGTGTGTTTGCTCGATGATGCCCTTAGTATTACCATATCCTGACATTTTCTTTTCAGGTGCAGCAGTGTTATCTGTAAGACCTTCAATAATGTTTAGCGGATAGATACGCATAAGCGGGTCAGCATTCAGTGTAGCTGTCTGCAAATAAGCAAACATAGTGTCGAAGTCGGTAAGACTTGCAGCAGGTATTTTAAACCCGTCAAAGGTCAGCAGCAATCCTGTAAGCTGTTCAAGATTGATAGTGCAACTCGGAAGCCCTGTGTTACCAACGCCTGTATTGCAATTCAGTGGATAATTTATTTTTGACATATTTTTATTTTTTACAATTGTTGTTTTTTGTTAGTCTGAACTCTAAATCTGTGATTTGGATAGCATCTACGCTATCATTAAATTGGTTGCCTTCATAGCCATAGATACCTTCTTTTCCGTAAAAGTAATGCAGCTTGGTTGTACCATAGCTTTGCAAAACTAATCCTTGTCCGTTGGTAACTCTATCTAAAAAAGCGTCCATATAGGGTAACAAAATTGGCTTAAACGTTTTCAAATCCCTTTCTGCTGATTTGTAATTAGGTTTCGTAATCGTGGCTATGACAAGTTCCCCAACACTGATGGTAGTAAGGTTTTTATTAGTTCTGTCATAGCTCACGGTTTGCGAATTTACAAATACAAAAGGATAAGGAGCAAATTTATCTTTTTTTGCTGTTTCTTTAAGCACTTCAACAAACTCTGTCGGTGTACTGTAGTAAAACAGCATATTATCTAAATTGCAGTCGTTTTTAGCCCATTCTGCTTCTTTGCACAATATGTCTTGTATTAGCGTCATAAATACGAGTTTTTGTAGCTGCATAAATAATCCCATGCAGAACAGTCTAATTCTGCAATGGTTTCTATTTCAGCTGATGTTAGCCATGTAAAGAAAATGCGATTCATCTTACACATTTCATTCCATGCTCTAACCTGCATTTTTACAGTAGGTATTACAGTCTGATTTTCTACGGATTGTACCGTAAAAGTCCGACCTGTCAACAACACTGCGTTATCTCCCAAGAACTTATAATAAATATAGTTAGCAACAGGCGATATAAGGTTTTCAGAATCCCATAGTTTACTATTAAAAGTATCCCATTTTAGCTTTAATACCTCGTCTGCCATATCGGTAATATATTCATTGTACAGTTCAACTCCTAAAACCATTTCAAGAAACTCTTTTTGGTATCTTTTAATGGCTCTTTTTAGCTCTATAATATCACTTGAATACAAATCTTCGGGTACACCGCTATTTGGCTTCGCTTGTGGTATTAAGAGTGGATTTTGGGAGAAATAACGTTCAGTTGTCATAATTTCCTACTATTTTGCGTATTTAGCAGCTCCTTTTTTTACAAGTTTCTCAGCATTCAAAGGATGTACGTTGTACTCTTTATCAGCCAACATTGCATACTTTCCTGTTCCAATAACTTTGACTTTTTCGTCAAGTTTTACTACTTTGTCTTTTGCCATGATCTTTTTTTGTTAGTTATTAATTACTGTCTGTAAACGCCTTTTAAGTACAATCTTGATTTTTGTGCTGCACTTGTAGCTGTAACTGTAACCTTATATTTGTTAGCTGTCAAGTAAAACATTTTAAATACTGCTGTTGTATCACCACCTCCTGAATGAGTAATTGTGTCTACAGGCAGATAAGGTAATGTGCCGTATTTTTTGTACAAAATAGCTGTGTAAGCTGGCGTACCTGACACCGAATCTGAAAACAGGCATATTTCGCATTTTGAAGCAACGCTTCCAACATAAGTAAACTCATAGGTTTTTGCTGCGTTTGCTACAAGAGTATCAGCAGCAGTACCAAAACCTGTAATTACACCATAATTCTGTGCGCTCAATCCTACAAATGAGAACACCAAAGCAATAATAAATAATACTTTTTTCATTTTTATTTTATTTTGTGATTTTGTGGGAGGTTTTTACGCCTCACACATTATCTGATTAATAATTAAACTCCTTGAGGTTTTTCAATTGCCGAAATTACAGTTGCAAAATCTTCGTAAATAAACGCACCTACATCAATTGAGTTGTAGAACGAGTGCATACGAGCTTCGCAAATAACAGTAATCATGTTTTTAGAGAAGTCATCTCCAGCACGTCCGAACTCAACAGAGATCTCTGCGAGCATTTTTACAATCCACTTAGCAGTGTCCATTAGCAAGAAGTTACCAACAGTGATAGAAGTGGTTTCTTTTACACGCAATGTGCGAAGTACGCCTTCAACCTGAATTTTGATGTAGTTACCGTTCTTATCTTTGATAAGGTCAAGCAATGCACCTTCTGTCGGGTTGATAAATACTGTGTCAGGTTTATAGTTCAACAAACGCATTTGCAACATAGCAGCACGGATAGCATCTACAAAGTTTGGCATTTCTACTTTGTCGTCAAGAGCAGTAGTAGTATATGTAGAAGCTACAGTAGTGATACCTGTAAGTGTAGTCGAGCTTGCAGTAGAAACTAAAAGTTCTGATTCAATTTTTTCCAAAAGGTCGATACGAAGCATTCTGTCAAGTTCACTGCGGAACTCAGCAAAATCGTTCAACATTTCAGTAGGTGCTTTGGCACGAACAGCAACTTTACGAGCAGTTGAAGTTTCCAAGTCATAATCCCAATCTTTCAAAGGTTTCAAAATGCCTTCGCCAATAAAAGCTGAACCGCCATCTTCGTTGATACGGTTTACCCATTCAATTGTACGAGCTTTAGTTGAACCTTTAAGTAATGCGGGAAGAATAACATTTTCTTCACGAGGTGCAGCCTGAATGCCTGCGATATGCTCAACACCATAAAGGTATGTAGCAGCATCCCCAGCATTAGCCGAACCAAAAGCAGCAGCTGCCTTATTGATAGTAAATGTTGCTTTATTTGAAGCATCAAAAGATTTTTTGATTTCTTCGTACTTTTCTTTGGTAATTACACCCTTTTCTGTTTGTTCGCTCATGTTTTTACCCATTTTGCCGATTACTGTACCCTGTTCTTTCAAAATACCTTCCAAACGCTCAATGTCTGATTTTTGAGCAAATCCGCTTGTTAGGTCATTGAACTTTTCTGTCACTCTTTCGTCAACTTCCTTTTCAGTAAGCGACTTAGGCAGAGTAGCCTTAAACTCTTCAAGTTGCTGTTTTACAGCATCCAATTCTTCTTTTGTCATTGTGCTTAATTTTTTAATAATGTTTTTAACTCTGATTTGAACATATCAATTGAAACCTCTTCGGTGATTAACGGCTCTGTTTTCAGAGTGTCATTCGGCACGTGTTGTTTTACTGATAATGTAGGTGTTATATAGTTGCTGCCAAAAACGACAGCAGAACCTTCTACAATTTTAGCTTCCGTTACAGCCCAAAAATATCTATATTGGTCTGCAATTTCTTTGTTTGCCACTTCTGAATAATACTTATCCCAATTAGCCTTTTCCTCAGCAGCCCATGATTTGTCGTTATTCATACACAAGTAAAGAGTAACGTATCTCATTCCCACTGAATGGTTATCTACATACCCGTTTTTGTATTGACCAAACATATATGGCGCACGCTCTTCTTTTATTATTGCATCAAATATAAGTGCCTGCGTACTACCTTCCATGTCATATCCAAGAGATTTCCATGTCATTGTTTTAGCAGTAGCAGTAACTTGGTCTGATACTACGTTCTCAAAAGTCGCTTTATGTTCTTTAAGTAGCTTTAATTTCTTTTGTTCAGATAGTGATTTCTTCCAAAGTCCTTTCATATGGCAGTCCATGTGACTATCAATCAAATTTGTAGTGTTTATAACTACTTTTACCTGAATTTCGCCTTCTTTCACGACCTCTGCTGCACTTTCGGCTTTGTCTGCTACATCCTTATCAACAGAGTATGAAACTCCAACATAAGGAATAGAATCGGCTTCTTTTACTACCGATTTCTTTTGTTCTATAAGCGACTTCTTATTATCAATAAGATACCTATGTAACTCTTCTATTGTTTTAAATTCCAAGTTGCTCATTTCTGTATGATTTTACCTGATTTCAAAGCATCTGCCTTGTCAGCCTTTATTTTATTTAATTCGTCTTGTGTCATTTTATGTATGGGTCTAAAAATTTACGCAATTCGTCTTTACTGTAAATATCATTAATCAACAATGGTATACATGCACTTGCAGCCTGTTGAAATGCTACTGCACTTTCCTTTAAACTTTCCTGATAGAAATCTAAGTGTGACCAATCAGGCTTATACTCCCAATCTCTCTCAGGTATGCCTTTAAGTTTTACAAGTTGCGAATATATGTAGTTTCCTTCTATATTTACACACGTTGTATATAATTCCTTACGAGCTTCTGGGAGTGCTTTAAATCGGCTTGCTTTGTCTGTGTAAGCATTTGGTATTCCGAGTTGCCCATATATTCTCAAAGTGGCTTCAANNTGTAATTACCCATACCTCTTGAGATAAGATATTTGAATTTACCTCTTAGACCTCCATGCTTTGATAGCTTTTCTTGCATTGATTTATACTCATCGTCCATTGAATCGGCTAAAAGCATGTCAACGTCTTTTGCACCAAGACCAATAATACCTCTTGCACCACCATCAGCTATAAGCTCAGTGGACATTTGCTGTATAGCAAGAAGCGTTTTGATAGGTTCATTTAAAGAAACAAGAGGTGAAACAGAAAGACTATCTCCATAAGAACCTATATTAAGTCCATGAATAACTACAACCTCATCCCTTTCAAGCCTCATGCTCTCAGAAATCATGTTTATTCTGTAATAATCAACCTTTTTTTCAAATAACTCAGAGCGAGTAGTTGTGAATACCTCTTCAATTATTTCATTAGGGATAATATAGTAATTGAAATCATTAAATCCAACTATTTCTTCTTTAAGTAAATACGCTTTCCCAAAAACACTTACATACGTTTTTAATCTATGATTGAATATAAATGAATCCTCAAATTCATTAAACATTCTCATTTTCTTTAAGTCGGATATAACAGTGCTGTTGTAAACAGGATTATCATATATATCTTTAGCCCATATTTTTAAATTACTATGGGCGTCCGACTTTATTTTAATAGCCGTTTGAAGTGTAGGACATTTTGTATATGCCTCAATTTGACCCGTTACGGTTCTTGTATCAACATCAATACTATCCGATGTAACCCCGAAAACACGTCTTAAATCCGATACTCTTGTAGCATCAGATACGCTTACGCTTAACGTTTTCCCAAACCAAGGTATATTCATAAAAAACTATTTTGATTGCAAATATATAGATAATTTCTATATATCAAGTATTTTTTTGTATTTATTTTTTATTTAATCATTATTAACCTGCTCATCAAGCACATATTTATCGGTAATTCTTTTGAAAAAGTACCATAAGCAATATCCTGCACTGTCAATGCCGTGATTAAAATCTTCTGATGGGATATTGCTTGGGCTTCCGTTTATTACCTGATAAACATAGTTAGTAAATTCATACATTGCAGGGTCTCCGTATTTGTCGTGCCATATCTTTTTATCGCTTTCCACAACAAATATCTTAAATATCTTCATCTGAGATATTCTAACGACAATATGTGGCTTTTTTACTTTTACAAAATCCCATTTTAGTCCTTTTTGCCTACAAATAGTCTGTAAGCTGCGAACAAACTCTTCATCCCTGAATTTATCTGAACTATCACAAGCCACTTTAATATGCTCGTAATCGTAACCTTTTTTTAGAACTTTGCCGTTTTCATCAAATGTCCACCCTGCTTCTATTTGTCGCCTTTGCTCCTCAGCCTTCAAATGTGGCGCAACCAAATCAAAAAGCAGTATAGGGTTTGGTGTTTTTTGGTATGTAAGGTATTTTATATATGTTTCAAGCTCTTTTTTGTTTACACCAACCATTGTTAGGGTCGATGGGTCAGATGAATACCCGAAGTCAAGACCAAACTTAACGCTATCACACCTATCATAAGGGAACTCTGATATTTTTTTGTATTGAAACACAGCTCCTTGTCTGCTTGCTTTTTCCCCCTCTCCCATAGTAAGCCACCAAAAACGGTCTCCTGCCTTATTTGTAGGGTGTGGCGCACGGTATTTATTGTTTGGATATGGTTTATCTACATAGTTTTCAGGGCATTCTTCTTTAGTCCATACTCTACGTCTAAAACCATTAAAAAATATCTTATTGCCTTTTTAATCTAACTGCCACCCCGCAGGTAGGTTTGGGTTGTAGTCATATATCATTAACTTGCTGTCCNNAGGGAGGTGCATGTTGTCAATATATGTTGTTTTGCTAAAAAACCAATTGAATTGACCTTCTTTCTCGTAAATAAAGTGTACTGTCTTATTCGGGTTAGCATCAATCATAGCAAACATAGTACAACGCTGCAAGATGTTCTCTACAGCATCTTGTCTGTCGCTATCAAGCACCTCATTTATAAGTGCTATATGGCATTGCCCAGCCTGTTTACCCTCTTCGGGATAACCCATAAAGTCAATTACATTGCTTCTTATTGTTATCTGCGGACTACCACTTACCTCGCCTGTAAGTGTATAGTCAACGTCAGGGATAAGTCCCATTAAATTAAAGCAAGTCTTAAAGTCAATAAGTGTGTATTTACGACACAAAACAAGCGTATATTGACAACATGCACCTCCCTGAAGGGTTGCAAGGAAGCTATGAAAGCAAATGCCCTTGGGATTTCAGGGACAGCAAGTTAATGATATATGACTACAACCCAAACCTACCTGCGGGGTGGCAGTTAGATGAAAAAGGCAAT